CGTCTACCATGGCATGCTCAAACGAAATCACTGAGACATCAATTGCTATACGGTTGTAAATAGAGGCCACAATAGAGCGTTCATTTCCTCTGGAAAATCTTGTTCTATCTGGCCTGTAAGCGTAACTGTAATACTCGATTCCCGGTCCTTCTCGAGTTATTACATTTGTCGGATTTCTGCCTAAGAAGGCATTCCATCCTGATCGAAATCGTTGAATTACTGAAGGCATTATTCAAAACTCTCCTTATTCAACTTGTATGCAACAAAGGCATCCATCAATGCTGCTACAGCATCGATCTTTGTTTCATATGCCTTCTTGTACAGTTTCTTGTTTCCATTTGTATCCTCAAGCACAATGCAGTTTCCCATTGTGTAAGAGAACAGTTGCTCATCAAATATCAAAAGCCGTTGTTCAGCAAGCTTCTTCAATTCTGTAAGAGGGACAGATTCCGTCTTTGCACCCTGAATAACTTTCTCTACTCCGAACTCTCCATTCTCAGAGCACCACCTTGCTATGAATTCTCTTGCGTTGTATGGATCATAACCGACAGATCGAATATCATACTGATGAGCCTGGATATGTCTGTCCAGAACATCGTAGACATCCATCATGTCAAGAACAGTTCCGTTTAGAACAACAAGAGAACCCTCATCAATGAACTGCTGGTATTTCTCTCGCATTGCAGCAGGTAGTTTAGAAAGGGTGTATTCCGATATGAAGTCCAGAGTTTTTATTCCGAAAGCTCCAGTACGAAGCGGGAACATAAACGTAAAAGAACAGAAGTCACCGCCCATTGAAAGGTCACAACCCATAGAGCAAGGCATCCCGTCGTAATCTTGGTGCCGGAAGGGCTTTGTTTCTTCGTATGTGAAGAAGTAAGTGTATCCTTCCATAGGCAAACCAAAACGTTTTGCAAGAATATCATTGCGATCAGCTGGGCAATTCTCAGCTCGCTCTTTCTCCAATTCGTATGTCTCCCAGGTAACTGTCTTTCCAATATTTGGATTGGCTTTTAACCACATCTCTGGCATACCAACTTCTTTAATGTTGTCAAGCTGATACCACCAGATTGATGTGTGCGGATCATAGATTTCACCTTTAAGGATCTTTTCGAGATCCATTTTGATCGTGTCACCAATTCCATTTCGGACAGTTCCTTCAGAACTTGTAGCGACAATTATCCACCCATTGTTCTTAGTATTCTTTGTAGCTCCCTGCGCTAATGTATTGATCGGGTTCTCACGAATCTCTCCTGAAAGCCACTCATCAACTGTCGATACTTTGTCTCGTCTACCCTGAAGCTTATCAATCGACATTGGGCGAATCTCGAGTAAAGAATTCGTTATGAAGTTCTGAATACCTTTCTTTGTTGCTGCTAACTTTTGCCGGTCTTTCTTTGATCCAGTGGTGTTCTGAAGAGAACCAAGAGTTAGCATCTTAAGAAGTGGCCCACGAGCTCTGGCAATGGCAGTACGAATCGGTCCTAATACCTCATCCGCCTGAGCCATTGTTGGAGCGGTTGTGCATTGAACAGTTGTAGATGTGTCTACTACAAGACTATAGAATTGAATGCAAGAATCGTACATCGTCTTGGCAGAACCTCTACCAGTTATGATGTACTGACGATTGACAAGCCTTTGTTTTACTTTTCTTTGTTCATAGCAGCCGCGTCCTTGCCCCAAACCATTTGGGTTCCAAACGGATCTTTCTATGAAGTAAAACCATCCGAAGATTTCCTCGCCCCAGAGTTTGAAGCTATCCAGCATGAAGAAGTCGGAACCATCAACGAGAGTCATTTCACTTTCGCAAAAGGCAATCCAACCCTCAACAGCGTTTTGATCAAAGTAGTATCTTTTATCAGCAATTAATCCGTCGATGCGGTTCATCTCTAGAGAAATCTTCCTATTGACTGGGATCTCCCCTCTAATAACTGCATCCCGGAATTGCTTGTAATACTTTGGAGTTGCAGTATTAGAAAGCATAGAATCACTCCAGCTTCGACGTCATAACAAAAGCGGTACCACTTATGTCTCCGTTATAAAACATGATCTCTGTAAATTCATTTGAACGATCAAGTTTTGTGGTTGCTTCGACTTTATCTCCAGAATGCAAAAACCCAATAACATTTGAAGGCTTAACTTCTGGAGTCGATCTTACATTGAGTAGAGTTTTAGGATCACCCGTTTTTACAATGTAAGTAAACTTTTTTGGTTTCTCATATGTCTTTTCTATAAATTTATTCGACATTTATTTACCCCGTTTTGCTCATTTTAATAAGCGTAGCAATAGACACCGCTGCTCCAGTAATAGCTCCAATAGTAATTGCTGTATCACCAACTTTATCAAGAGCTTTGTCTATCGCAT